CTTCTGTCTTACCTGACGTAGAAAAGTTGCATGCTTGAAAAACCCCCGGCGAACCAAGGTTAAAAATTCCGCATGGAATCCAATCTAGTTGCCGTCAGGCCAGGGATATTATCCCCCCGTGGCTGCGCACGGTTAATATAAGACGGGTGTACCCATCCAATTCAGAAGTGTAAAATCTTCTCCTGGTTGGACGTACCTATCAAGTAAGATAGTTCCGCCTCCTCCCATATTATAAGTTGTCAGGGAGTGACAGTTGGTAGTTCTCGTACTACCTGCGATCTTCGAAGGCCGAGCATTCCTAAATCGAAATCGATAATAGTAAGGAAACTCTGCGTGAAGCTCATTCGCTAGTTGTGGGTTTGTAATTATTACTCCTCCCCACATTGAGGAGTTTGCAGTTCGCAAAGCTGCAAGTCCTGCCGTTGTCGTGATGTCATAGTCAGCATTCACCTGTGATCGTGTGTTAAAACCAGCAGTGCGCCTTTCTAGTCTTGCCAATATTGGCATAGATCCTGGAACACCGTTGAACACATATTTAGATCGAATAGTGCCTCGCCAACCATTGTAACAAGCCATCATCAAATTAAAAACAGATGTGGCGGCAATCAACCCATCGACACCCGGATATTCGGGTATATCTGTTTCGGTTAGCGTATGCCTACGCATCGTTGTTGTATTTCCGGACAACGAATAAGATGTGTGATAAAAAGGTCTACCAATCATTTGCCTAATGTGTAACACTCTTTCGCCGAAATAGACAAAGGGATTCTGCTGAGGGACACTCGCATCATGTAGCACTGCTTGCGTCGGGGGAGACTCAGGATTAGCGATGTCTTCATCCTGTTCATCCGCTTGTGTCGTCAATGCCGGTACCAAGAACATAGCATCATAGACAACGCCTCGAACTGTTGTACTAGTGGCAAAGTCTTGGCTCAATTGGAACGTATCATTTGAATAACCGGAACCTTGATCAGGCAAATTTGAAACAACTCCAGGATTGGTGTTATTAAAAGTAGCTCTCGTTGGACCATAAATTCCGTCATTAACACGAACAGGACCCTTGCACATGAAGAACACAGGGGCGCCATTATTGCCTGGTTGATACAAATTTGTACTACCTGTTGACCTCCAATAAATCGTTGGAGCACCGCTCAAATTGAAAAATACGGGATAAGTAGGTGGTGGTGTCGGATTGCTAGTGGCATCTTGTTGACCATCTCTCTTCAAATAAGTGTATGAAGAATCAATGGCAGATTGCCACACATAACCAGGACGCACTGGCAGATTTGCACCCACGATGCGGAATCCAATGTTGCCTGTACCATTGTGTGACAATTGGACAGGCAACGCCGCGGTACCAGTAGGTTGAGCAGGATCTGCTTTAATAACAACATCAGTTGCGGTCCCTGGAGGCATAGTTGTAACAGAAGATCCTCCTGCAGTAGTAGCGGACAACGACACAGAACTCGCACCAGTATTAACAAGGCGTAATGTGCCTGTATGAGTACTGCCCAGTGAGTTATACCACACAACGGGAAAAGTGGAGGCAGTGGGATTGACTGGAATGTCTGATACCATTCTCTTGGTAGTGGCATCAAATGCGGTAGCCAGACCTGAACCGACAATCAATGACGTGACGGCTTGCGTGCTAGTCATCGTTTGCGATCCAACGGCTGCAGTTGGTTTAACCACGGTCAAATTACCCAAATCATCAGCCTTTGGTACAGCCACCTCAAAATCTGGTCCTGCTGAGACAAACACATTGATATGACATGGTGCTGAAACGGTATCATCAGGAATAACCAACCGATTCATTACCACCACTTTCAAAACCCCATTGGCATCCACCAACTGTGGGGGTGTGTAATCTGAGGCATCCGATTTCTTCCACATGGACGGAGGGGAAGCTGACACTGTTCCTGTCTGGCAATACATTTGCCCTTGAACATACTTGACGTCAATAGTAAAATCCCTCTCATCCGTGATGTCCACAACTGTTTGCAAGTTTGTTTGCCAAGTTGTATCATCCACCAGACCAATGTACACAGGATCATGGACTATACGTAACCGTCCACGATGCCACTTCGAGCACACGATCTGAAACCTGAATCGAATAGTGCCAGTCCAAAATTGAAACATCCGTGCAATATAAGCCATGGGAGATAAGTGCCACTCTCCCAAGCCTGCATTCTTCATGAACTGAAACGGATGCACTCGATGTGAAGCCAAAATTGTACCCACGTCGTCCGTAATGTCCCAATCGTAAGTGCCAATAAAACATTCTTTCTGCATTATGTACTGCAAAGACATCTCGTCCTCCGCTAATGACGCGACTTGTGGATCAATCGTGACCTCGTTCTGTTCGTCAAGGCCTAGGGTCAAGGCGGAAGATGGCACATTGTAGTTAGATGTATTACCAAGTGGTCTATTTTCGAACTTGTGCACCATCTCCTTGCTTTTGGGGTGAGATAACCCCATCGCCCTTAAAATGCCAGCTGCAGACGATGCTGCAGCCTCTGTGGCAATGGCATAACCACCCAGAACAGGCCGTAATGACTTGGCGACACTCGCCACTCGTGTGGCGGTATCGCTCAACTTGTCAGAAGGACTTTCATCTTTGGCTTGAACACTCATCTCAGTTTGAGAACCAACAGTTTGTGTAGTACTTGTGTGCAATTTAACGTTAATCATACGTGCACGAATGTACACGGTCACTTTCTGATCAACGCCCGAGACATGCATCAAAGGATTCAACTGCCGTACTGACAAATAACCAAAGGAAGTAGGATCGTCCTTCACCAAATTGAAATAATTGGATGGCCAGTAAAACGGGATGGTCATCTTGCCCCCAGATGATGTACTAGCGTCAATAAACAATTTCTGACGCTGACTCGCGGAAACGTTGTCTTCATAAATAAGACCTCGGTCGCGTAAAATGCCATCATATTTGGAATAAGGGACCCAATTGATCATCAACATCCCATACAAAAAAGGATTTGATGCCACTTCAAAATCAAGCTCAAGTTCAAAGAGAATGTTTTGGAAATTTTGGAGTTTGTTTCGAACAGGTACGGAGTCTAATATCTTCTGCAATGGATAATAAAATTCATACAGAGAGACCCCAATTCCCCATTCTTTCGCTACAACAAGAACTGGTCTCTCTAAATATGAGGCCAGACTGTCAGCATCTCCGGAGTAATTTTCACGACTTGCATCTTGCGTGGTCCCTCGTGATGAGGACCATGCAAGAGCGCTAGGATTATCATGCACGATGTTAGCGCTGCCCATCATGCCATTGGTTGAATTGTTTTGTGCTGCAAGTAGTTTATGGACATATTCTGATAGCCTACTCAAACCATCAGATGTCGTTGCGGTGAATTTCACCCCCCGAATGCCTTCAAGCCCCTTTCCGCCATGGGGGTATGCGGTAATCTCTCCGGAGGATGACTCCATGTGAATTTGCGTTTTGCTTCGCATAAAATTCATCACAAGGAATTTTAATGGTTCGCCGACCTTCGCCTTTTTCCGAGGCGGTTCGGCTTCTTCGGTTACAAACGCTTGCGTGGACAAGTTGGGATAAAAAGCTGGTTTAGTGCGCTCATTGACGAGCGCACCAACCTCTTCCCATGTAGTTCGTGGTTGCAACCATGACGATAGACCTGCATCTTCCATCGCCCCACGTACGGCTTCATAATAATATTCAAACTGTTCCTGGCCGTGAAAAAACAGTTCTACTTCGTTTTGCTCAACAACCAGTGCTATCAATTCAGAAGGTGTGTAAGGACATTTATCTCCAAAATTATGGATCATGTAACTCTTCTGTAATGACTTGATCGCCAAAGGTGCCACCCACCTCTGCAATAGCGAGCATTGTCGAAACCCACGAGACACGAAGGACGCCTCATGAATATTGGTGAATGGAGACGAAAACACGTGATTCTTCTTTCCGTCAGTGTAACCGACACGCACTGATGCCATTGCCGCCTGCATTACGTATTGATCGAACCAAGTGCATTCAGGAGAAACTCCGGCCAAGTGATCGTCCCCAGCGGTGACCAAATTTACGAAGTCGTCAAAGCGTTTCTCAAATGACAGTGTCAGAGGAATACCATGCTGTTTCATTCCCCAATAGAAAGCATATCGCATAAAAAGACTGTTTGCGAAACAATTGATGATGAAGGTCCCAGGGTGCCCAGAAGGGTTGGAACCACCAGCAATGAATAATACACCACGGGCTTCATACGTTGGATAAGCCACCTCTGTTGCAATGCCTCGCATGATCATTAATTGTCTTTCTGTGTAACCTGCAAGTTTCGCTATCTCGATCAACACGCTGAATGCATGGATAATCACAGAAGCTCCCATTGTTTTGTCATAGGTTTGGTAATCCCCTTCGATCAAACGGTCATGATATCCCATGAACTTGGCCATCTGGTCCCAGTCTGAGCTGTGGCAATTAATACCCAATGCAGTCTCAAAATGGAATGGTTGCATCTGAATCAATCGGAAAATGCTCAAGTAGTACTTACGGAAAACAAACGTGAACACCATGTTGCTAGCACCAAATAAGCGTGCATATTCCTTAGTGATCTTCACAGGCTCAATCTTCACTGATAATGTGAAAGGTGCGTAAACACGCTCCCCTGAGGCTAACTTTTCCTCCATCGCGTCCGCAAGCGCTAAATGTTCATCGTCCATCGTCATAGGCACTGTCGTGGGGGCATCGGGATCCCCTGGCACAAAAAACCTACCCTTCTTTCCGCGTTCTGGAAAACCAGCTGATGTGTTTGGATTCATTTTGTCTATTCCCACCATGGCATCAATTCCTGAAACTATAGCTGTATCTGGTAATGGACGAACCATGTCGAACAACTTGGGTATTGATGTGACATGATCGACAATCTTGGCAGTAAAATCTTCTACCGCTTTGTCCATAATGGAAGCTACAAACTCGTTTCTCGGATAGGCCAGCTCTTCCATGGCATGTTGGTAATGGCGTGACGAATTAGGGTGAGGGACAGGCTGATGAACAATTGGCCAATCCAACCTATGCCGTAATGCAGGTGCAATCAATGACTCCCGAATATCTTGAGAGTACTTCCCAGAATGCCCTTCATGCGTACCTACTAGATCCAAAATGGGGACCTCTCCTTCCACTTCAGGGATGAAATTCAAGAAGTGCCTGGAGTTCAATGTATGCTCCCACTGCCTTGCTTGAATCTCCAACGGAAACGGCCCCGAACTCACAACCTGCGGGACACGGGAGTTCAATTGTGTGAAAGCAGAGTTCAACATGCCAATTGTAACCACGCTGGACCCACCAACTGGAGCATCTTCCATGCCACAAATATGCATGCTATGGATGAAAGGTTCTCGTTCAGTACCTCCCATCCACACAGCCCCACACAAACCTTGGTAAGTGGTTATAGGGTATTGCTGCATCATACACACATTCATCTGCTTGTAGTGGGTGCCTCGATTTTGGACGCTCTGTAATGTTGCCAATGGCATACGACGATGTGTTGAATGCTTCAAATCTCCGTTGTCACGATAAAAGAATTGTGCGTAAACGTCAGCCTTCTCTTCAATAGGAAAAAACTTCGTAATGTTGGTCATAGGCAAGGAACCCACTAAACGCACAATTGAGAAGTCCACACCCTCCAATTCTTCCACATACTTCGCACTGAAGGTACCTTTGATATGGGGAGCAGCAACATTCTTATCATCAACCAAGGCTGTAAACTCATAGTCTTCAACGCCAGGCAAAATCACATGCGAAGGAATAACCCAGTCACACCCAGCAATAGCTAAGGCGTGCACTCTGAACACTTTCCTTTTGCCTTCGTGCTCGCAAGATATAGTGCAAAACCTCAAGTTCGTTTCCAATTGAGCTCGTAACACGTCGGGATGTGTGCTCTTAGCCTTCGACCCTATGTGGTTCTTTCCAGGATTGACTGTCACCCAGCCTCCTGCATGCTCTCCTTTTTCCGCTATGGGATAGTCGACCTCTGAAGAATTAACAATCAGCTCCTTCATGCGTTCTTTAGGGATGAAATAGAAATGCTCATCCTCAATAGTCTCCTCATCCATGATTTTGTTGATAAGGTCACGCATTTCTTCCGTTTTGGCCGGGCCACCGAACTTAGTTATGATCCATTCGCCAGCTTCAACTTTCCCAATAGTATTCTTAGCCGCTGTCTTACCAGCGGAAGCAAGGAGTGGTATAGGCTTGAACGCACGATACATCTTATATAACGCAAATGCTGCCGCTGCGGCAGCAATGTAACCAGCAATGTTCAAAGCTGATTTGATGATGATCGCGCGCGTCTTACCAAATTGAATTTCTAATGCTGTCACAGGTTTAACTCGCGCTGACACTACAGCCGCAGCAGCTCCTACCGCACCCCCAGCTTCATAAGCTCGCTGGATGGATAGCGTGTAACGTGTATTCGCTGGCATCCATTTATCATCTAGCCAGTTGCTCAAGGCATCCCCCCAATTAAGGTAGCGACTGATACCTTTCCATTCAAGATACATTGTGTACAAGAAAATTCCGGGTAACTTCCAAATGCAACGCCATCCAAAACGGCGGTAATACGTCCATGCCGTCACCGCAGCTGAACACAAGCTAGGGAAGAACATCCATAATGCGAAACAGCTAAACAGTAACCCTTTAAATGAAGAAAATAACTGCCACAAAAACCATGACCAGTAGATCTGCTTCGGATTTTTCCCAATAGCCACACCAATGCTTTCACGAGCTGCGCTACGTCTGTAACGTTCTATCGGATCCTTTGGTACAGGTAAACCATAACCCAACTGGTAGACCTCACGCAAGTGCTCGCGAATCACATCAGGCTTACATGTGAACGCGGGCTCCAGACCCGACAATGGTGGTGGGTCAGGGATGGCACGAGGGGTAGGAGTGTATTCGTAACCTGGTGGACCCGCTAGTTCTTCCTCCTCACCCTGCACATTTAGCCATGCACGACGAATGGAGAACACCACTTCAAAGTGGAACACATCAAACGCGGTTGTTGCTACAACACCGTCCACAGAATACTGTCGTTCTAACTTCCTTTGATGTTCCAAAAGGATGTCTGTTCTGGTTCCTTCAGGATACGTGACCTCTAATTCCTCCCATGTGATCACCTCATAAAACAAGGTCTCATTCATCTCGAAGCATTGGGCTTGCACGCCTAACATTGGTGCATCTTTCAACGCTTCACAGGGGATCTCTACTGGAGTTGGGCCATCAATAAACGGCTCTTTGCTACGAAACAAACGAACAAATTCTTGGATATCAATCCTGACGACTCCATCTCCTCCTTCCTCGGGAATAACACTCTGAAGGCATTCTCCCGCACAACGGTTGACACGCGCGCGCAGCTCTGCCATTGACGCAAACTTGATTAATTCCGGATAGAGCAGGGCCATCAATCTTTCGCTCTGTGCACCAGTTGCACATCGCATCATTTCTCTAACTCCACCTAGCTCAATTCTCTCAGGAGCGTCCTCTTCTGATTCCTTGCTTTGAACTTTGACAGATTGACACGCATGACAAGCTCCAGTAAGTTTACCATGTGAACAGAACCAGCCTCCAGGGTTGTTCAGCTTCTGAGTGATAGATTCCTGAACCTCAAAGTGCTTGCGCGACATATCCCGCACAGTTGCTTCCATTTCAGCATTACTCATCAATTCCTTTCCAACACTCACCCATTTCCAACCAGTGCCTTCAATCTGACATACCCATACATTAAAATACCAAATATCGGGGAAGCAGGCATCAGGTCCAAAATCTGCTTTGATCTTTTCATACGAAGGTTGCCCATTCTCATTGCGATACTGGGGTTTCATGACAGTCTCAATATACACTTCCACACGACGATAGGCTGCTTCAGGTTGGTAAGACATAGTGTGAGCATGGAACTCTCGATCATGACACGTCAAACCTAGAACTTTTGCACGACAAAATTTCACACCTTTTTCGTGAATGGCAGCACCGGGAATCTGCACAGTGTTGTTTGATGACCAGTCTAACAATATCCGAATCGGGTTGACCTTAAGGGCTGAAGTATCCCTCTCATTCATAAAATCGTCCATAATCAAAATCTCCTGTTGGTGCACCTCTGAAAAGTACTCATCCTTGAAATTCACAGTTGCGAAATTCGTAGAGTCATGCACCAAACCGTTCTCATGCGCTATCGCTTTCCAAACGGCCGTGGCTACAGTTGACTTCATACTACTGGTGGCTCCATAAACACTAAAAGTGAAAGGTTTCACTCGTGCCTCCTGGCAACGCAAAGCCATGTTGACCTCATTCCGAACTGTCATCAACTCTTTCATCATACGAGCATAAATATTCTTTTCCCCAACGTTGCGACTGCGAGACATCTCATAAGTGCATGTGTCAATGGTTTTGTTTAAACATTCCGTATATTGTGTGGGACATTTAAAGCGCGTCTTAGGATCTCTCCGATTACTCTTTAACAAACCATAAGCTGCTTCAACACGCTCTGACATCAACGCTGCATGATCTGCGAAGACTTCTTTTTTCGATCCAATCGACCAGCCATACAAATCCAACACTCCATTTTCCAAGTACAAAGCGACGACCCCAGCGGCCATCATGCACGACTTAATAACTATTCCAATCAAATCAGAGATTCCAGAAACTTCTCTCTTTACCTTTCGAGCAAAGAATTTATATTTTGGATTATCCAATAGATCTAGTGTAGTGGATGGCACTATTCCACAAAAGGCGAGCAAATTGATAAGATCCAAGACAACATCCACCATAGGGCATGCTATCCAAGTGCCAACTCCTTCCCACATGACAGACAATGCATCTGCTATGTATCTCCAAATTTCCTGCGCCCCTGCTTGAACGGACAGACGACTCATCAGCTTCTTTCCGAAGGCTACAACTTTCTCTCCACTTAAATCTTTAAAGATGGTCCTGATTGCGGAATACAGCAAAGAAAAGAAAGACGTCTTATCCGTCGCAAGCGTCAAATTATACAACGCAGTGCAAACATCCATGGCTCGCAACACAAATGATTTCGTATCGCCTTTGAGTGTTTTCAATGCCTCTTCAAACGAATTCATCAGTGTACGACCCATACTCGCTTCTGTAGGAGCACTCAGCGGATCGTCTTCAAAAATATGATCAATTGGTTCCAACGGAGTTTTACCATAAGCTGCTTCCAAAAACCTCATACGCTCTCGCGCACTCAAATCCTTCAACTCCTCATCCAATGATAACCGTTCTTCGGTTGGTGGCAGTTCGTCCTCCTCAGCTTGCACCGATAACACGATCGGTTCTGCAAACAATGTATTGACACACGCAATTGTATCCTCCTCAATCCATTTGCGGTTCCACTCCTCGGCTTCGATCATTGCTAAACGGTCCATAGCATTTTTAATGCGGGACTTAAGCGCAGCGATCAAATTGTCACGAACACGCTTTTGTAAGGAACCAAACGAAGCAAAACCATAATAAGATAAAAAATAACTAATTCTCACACGGTCAAAATCTTCTAAGCGAGGTTCAAATTTGCGTCCTTTATATGTGCCGTAATAATCAGCGACAAGATTGTTAACAAAACGATCAGCTTGTTTGTGCGTACCATCTTGGGTTAAAACACCTTCGATCCAACACGCTTCGCTGTAATTCAACGCGCGTAATTCTTTCAAACGTAAATCCTCAAAATTGGCACGATCATAATTCGTAATGTAATTCTCTTCTCGTGTCGTACGCTCCAACAGTCGATTCCTCTCAAGATCCAATTCCGCCAATAACATCCGATGCCCATCGTTTAGGGCAATCCAGAATGGTCCGTATGGTTCATCTCGCATATGCTGATGATACCAATCATTCCACTCGATACACCGATTCCGTTCTTGGTGATGCAATGCATAAGCTTTGGCATGGCGATACAAAACTTTGCGCTGCGCATAGGATGCTACATTTTTAACCCAGACAGGGTTTATGCCATGCTCCTCCATCGTAATGACATCTTCTGACTGAACTTCAAGATCGTCAAAATCCTCCAAACAAGAATAATAATTCTTATGATCCCGCGCCTGGTTACGCGACATCTCACGAGTCTTTCGAGACTCCTTCAAAACTAAGGGACCGCCCTTCGTTTTGGTGGTGACGAGGCTAGCGCCTCTAGTCATTGCTTTTTTGCAACTTTTGTTGCTAACGACTCTCTTTGATTGCGACATGATTCTCAATGATAAGAAAATGATAGATTGTAATTTCATAATAGTGAGCTGGGGGAATCTTTTTTCATGTTTTTAAAAGCCAAAAAAGAGGAGACTTTGGTTTGCAATAGGGACTACTATTGCGGGGTTCTCTCATACATGGAGTAGCACACGAGACAGTTATAGGAGCCGGTACCCTAAAACATTTTCCGGTTCAAAACCTAGTAGCAACTAGGTACATCGATCAAAATGAATAAATATCGAATGTTTTCCAGCCTAAAGATTGACTAAGCGATTAATTAAATATCAGCTTTTCTGGTTTTTTCTAAGGTCATGAACTTTAATCAATATCCAAATACTTACCATGACAAACACTTCGTGTTCGGTGTCTTTAGTCCACAGACATCTTGCCCCAACAGGCTACTACAAATTTCCTCCACAAAATCCTTCACTACGTTACACTTTTTATTTCTTTTTGAATTTATTTAATTTTTAATTTTTGGAAATGTCTTACAAAATTATTACATATGATGCTAATATTCCAATTGCTTGGTACCTGCACATCACATAAAACAAAATTGCAGTGATGGATAATATACACTAAATTATACAGTTTGTTACATACTATCAATGTACGTACTGTTGACTTATAACCATTATAATGGTCCAACATAGGTTGTTTCGTCAACAAATCTGCTACAGATTTGATGCAACAAAAAATGAAAAGGGGGGGGGGGATGATGTTGATAAGCCAGTTCATCCCAAAACTGGTCTAAATTACTCAAGTCAAAAAACATGACTCCAAAGTGACAGACTTCCACGTTAATTAAAACGTTCATTACTGCTACCTGTAGTTGTAGGCTACCTGCTCAAAAGAACAGAGCCTGGTTCCTGATATCACTATAACCAAGTGATTTCAAATATTAATAGATAGACACAATCGAAATTGTGAATGGGTAAATCCCAATATTGATCGAAATCAATATTATCTAAATAATAAGTACAAAATCTGCGCATATGGTTAATGCGCAAACCGCTCCGGCGAAACCGGACACTAGAGCGAATTGGGCCTTGCATGGATACGAAATCCATG